GCAAGCCTCATGCCAGAAGACGACCGTCGCCTGGTCTGGGCTGTAGCGCACAGCGCTGCGTTTAGGGCCCGAGGGCCAGCATGGAAGAAGTTGGCGATCATGCTAGGGCTACACGATCCGCGCATCGTCAAACGCAACTATCGGCACGCTTTGATTGAGCTGCATTACAAGCTCGATTGATGTTTTTCAATAAGGTGGTTGCAACTGTCTCCAAATCTGGTACGGTTCTGATAGACTGCAACCATATCTGGTTGCGCAACCCTTCCTCAGCTACCGAAAATAGGCGAAATCGGTCTGCCTTGGTGCCGGTGGCTGAGGATTCATTGCAAAGGTAGATCATGCGTAAGTACCAGCCAGCGCAAGTTGATTGGCCTGAGATACAGCAACGCATACAAGCCGGCGAGAGCTTCAACGCAGTATCCAAGGATTACGAAGTCTCGCGCCAGGCCATTCAAAAGCGTTGCCAGCGCGAGGGATGGATTAGCGACAAACCGCTGACGGTTGCAATCAAACGGCAGCAGAGGGAGTTGCAGGTTGCAACCATGCAACCAGATGCAACCAACCAAGCGGTTGCAACAGTGCAACCAACATCGACACAGCTTGTTGCTGGCGATAAACGCGCCGGAGTTATAGAGCTTCTCAAAGATGGCGTGCCGAAGAAGCACGCAGCGCAAGTCGTTGGCGTGCATGAAGCAACGCTGCATCGATGGATAGCAGACGACGCGGCATTTGCGAGTGAGGTACGCGCCGCAGAAAGCGCCGCTGTGGCTCTCAGGGTGCGCCGGATTGGCCGGGCCGGAGAGCGGGACTGGCGTGCAGATAGCTGGTTTCTTGAACGAACTCAAAGGGATAGCTTCGGCAGCGACAATGCAAGAGGCGGCGCTGTCAACGTCCAGATCAACATCGAGCGCGACGCAAAAGGTACGGAACCGGTACGGATAGAGTCTATTGACTAGCGCAAACCCTTGCTGGGCCTGCGTTACAGCGTAGAAGACCTCCTGCTTACGAGGCATTTCTGACACGATGGCCCCCTGGGCCTGACCCCGCCGGGCCGGCTTGCGCGGCGACGTATGCGTTATATGAACACCCGCGCTTCCATAAAAAACAGGTTTCTCAGGTTGCATGTCCGAAACAGCGAGAACAGGCTTTGCGCGTCGCATGATGGCGCAGCGATTGATGTCGGATGCGCGGGACGACCCGTTTAGCGACAGCAGGTTTTTCTCTGGTCGCGTTAGGCCGTCGATGCAGGACATGGCTGAGCCTGCGCGGTTCAGCGACATGGCGATGCCGGCTTATGCGACGGGTGCGACTGCTAGTTTGTTTGCGCCTGGAGCTGGCGTGACTGACATCATGGGCTTTGCGCCTGATCCGGCACAGCCAGGCGAGTTCCTGCCCAGCTTTGGTCAGAACATCACTCAAGGCAACTTCCTCGATGCTGGATTACAGGCGTTGGGTGGTGCTGGTGATGTTATGATGGCTGGCGGTGCGTTTGTGCCGCCGCTGGTGGGTGTTGGCGCTGCTTTGAAGGCGCCGAGGGCCGCAAGGGTTGCTGGCCAGGCTGCAGATGCGGCTCAGGTTTCACCTAATCAGCAAATGGGTGATGCGCTGGCACAGGCTCAGGCACGCTACTTTGAGACTGGCCAGTTTGAGTCGCCGACTGCTGAAAATCCTGTTTCGGTGGTTCTGCCGACTGAGACTGAGCCTGGCATCATAGCGTTTCATGGATCTGGTGCGGACTTTGATGAGTTCCGGCTGGAGATGATTGGCACTGGCGAGGGCGCACAGGCGTATGGCTATGGGCTGTATTTCACTGACAGTGAGGACATAGCCAAGTTCTACAAAGATGCGTTGGGTTCAGAGAACCTTGTGCTTCCTAGCGGGCAGACCGTTCGCACTACAAATCTTGGAGACATGGCAGTGGTTGAAGATGCACTGCCTAGTGAACTTGAGAAATTAGGCGTCATAAACCAAGCGCCTGACGGAACTGCTAGATACAATAAGCCTTCTGTTTTGATTGCTGAAGCGATTGGTGAGGCTGGGTCAGACGATTTAGTAGGCAATACAAGAAAATATCTTGAAACAAAACTAGAGACAGAATCCTCATTTGAGCGCCAAAGGCTAGGTTTTACCAAAGCTGAAGGAGACGCCCTTGAGCAGGCAAACATCAATGCTTTAGCGGCTTTTGATAAAATGATTGAGGCTGGAATAGAGACAAAAACAGGCAAAATGTACAAGGTCGGGCTGTCTCCCAAGCCTGACGAGCTGCTGGACTATGACTTGCCGTTGGCCGATCAGCCGAAAATTGTCAATAAATTGCAAAGCGTTACAGAAATTAAAACAATGAATGAGCGCGGTTCAGATTACCTCAACCTGACCGGCAATGAATTGTTGAGACTGCTTGAAAATAGCAAAGCTGTATCAAAAGAAATTAGTGACCAGGTTGTTGCAGAACAATTGTCTGAAGCTGGCATCCCCGGCCTCAAATACCGTGCCGCTGGCTCTAGGGGCGCTGGCACGGCTGATGAGGCCGCAGAACGCAACTATGTCATCTTTGACGACAAGGCTGTCAAAATCCTTGAGAAATACGGCATTGTCGGCCCTGTATTGGTGACCGGCGGGGCTGTAGCTGCTACCCAGCGTGGCGGCGATGAGGAAGGCTCGATCTTCCCAGATGCCTAAAACCATCAAGATCGACTATGACCCGCAGCCAAAGCAGGCGGCGCTTCACAAGTGTCGTGCCAAGCAGATCTTGTTTGGCGGCGCTGCTGGTGGCGGCAAGAGCCATGCGGGGCGTTATGACCTGATTGGCTTTTGTCTGGAGAACCCAGGCTTGCAGGCGTTCATCTTCAGGCGGTCACTGCCTGAGTTGGATGCGAACCATATACAGCCGTTGAAGCGTGAGCTGCCGCGGGAGCTTGGCAACTACAATGAGACGCGCAAGCGCTATGAGTTTTTTAATGGCAGCTCGATCCAGTTCCAGTATCTGGAGCGGGACAGTGATTGTGATCGGATTCAGGGAACTGAGATACATATAGCGCTGGTTGATGAGGCGGGTCAGATGACGCCGTATCAACTTGGCTACATCAAAAGCCGTATGCGTCTAGGCAACTTCCAGCCCAAGCAGGAAGGCTTTTTGCCCCGGCTAGTGATGACGGCCAACCCTGGCGGTCAAAGTCACAATTACTTGAAGGCGCTGTATATCGACCCTGCGCCGGCAGAACAGTATTTTTACGACCACACGATGCGTGATCCAAATGATCCCAAGGATCGCGGCTGGGTGACGATGTATATCCCGGCAAGAATGTCGGACAACAAGTATATCGACCCCTCCTATGCCTCTAGCTTCTCGGCACTGCCGGAGGAGTTGGCCAGGGCGTTGCGTGAAGGCGACTGGGATCTGGTTGTTGGTTCGTTCTTTGGCGATGTCTGGAATCGCGATCTGCATGTCATCAGGCCGTTTGATATTCCAGAGCATTGGACAAAGTTCCGCAGCTTTGACTGGGGTTCAGCCTCGCCGTTCAGCGTTGGCTGGTGGGCCGTTGCTGATGATGACCCTGACTTTCCTGATGGGGCGCTGATTAGATATCGAGAATGGTATGGCGCTGCGGGCCCTAATCGCGGCTTGAGAATGACTGCAGAAGAGGTTGGCGCTGGCATCCGCAGCCGTGAGGGGCATGAGCGGATTGATTTCAGTGTCGGTGATCCCAGCATCTGGAAGTTCGACGGCGGCCCGTCGATTGGTGAGCGTTTGTCAAAGATGGGGATACGCTTCCGCAGGGCAGATAATAGTAGGGTGGCTGGTTGGGATCAGGTGCGCCAACGCCTGATTGGTGATGATGGTATCCCAATGCTTTTTGTTTCTAGCGAGTGTACAGACACGATCCGCACGTTGCCAGTGCTTACGCACGACAAGCACAAGGTTGAGGACATTGATACGACGCAGGAAGATCATGCGGCGGATGACATTCGTTACGCTTGCATGGCGCGGCCGTATCAGCGGCGCGCTCCAGAGATTGATGAAGACCCGTGGCGGGAGCCG